GTTAGCCATTGTTGTTATCCTTACTTTATATTTATACTATTATTTATAAGACCTTTTATATTCTTTTTTATATTTATTTAATGTACCAACTCGGCAACCCTAAAAAACCTCTTCCATCGTACTTATTTTTTTCAGCTTCTTTATGTGAAGCGTCATTATAATGAAGAAATACTTGACCACAATTCTCACCCTCAAATGGGTCACGCCAATGTTCTACTTCACATCCTCTATAAATTAGAGCGTCTCCAGGGTTTAAATCAACTTTTACGCCTTTAGTATATTCTGAATGATATCCTTTATCAGTATCTTTACCTTTTGTTGAATCGGGTTCTAAGAATATAGGCCAAGGATCACCACCTAAATTTAAAGTTGCAGAAACAGCACATGATGGTCTATCTTTATGCCTTTCTAATATATCTCCGTTTTTGTAAATACGAGCATATGTGTATGTAGGAATCAATTTTAGTTTTGTATTTTCTTCCATCATTAAACGAGATTCTTGTAATATTGTCTCCATTGCTATGTCGCTATAGTGTGAATATGTATTTTTCACCATGTCATCATTCCAATAACCCCACTCCTCAGTAAATGGTGATATGAATTTAGTTTCAAACAAATGTTTTGCAACTCGTCTTTTCATTAAAAAGTATTTGTAAACAAAGTTTGTTATTTTTAAATCTAGAGCTTCTTTTATTACTAGATAGTTGTTCTCTTTAAAAGACATATTTAGTTCTCCTTTTTTCATAATTTAATTGTATGGGCGTCCTAATTGCCATGATACTAACGAGTATCTAGTTCCACTTGTTACAGGTTTAACTCTATGCCAAACAAAACTAGGAAATACAATAACAGAACCTTTTGGTAATATTTCTTTGACTGTAACAATTTTTCGTTTTTTGTCATCTGGATCTTCATTTCTAAAATCAAATTGTAAGTCACCACCTTTATATTTTTTTGGGTCTGTCAACTGAGCAGTCATAGATAATTTTCTAATTTTACCATGTGTATTAGGATTGTCAGGTGTATTATAAGGTAAATCATGACTATCACAATGCCAACCATAATGTTGTTTTTTTGATCCTATATATTTTGTAAATTGACAAGATTCAGAAAAGTCCCATTGAAAATTCCAACCAGCAGCTACATTAGCTTCATGAATCCAAGTATGAATTTCCTTGTATATCCAAGTATCATCCATCCATGCAAGATTAGAATTTCTTTTCTTTTTTAAATCTTTTACATCTTTTGCAGTTAAATCGTTTGGTGTGTCATAAGTGCCTGTTCTACCTAACATTTCTTGTTTTGATAATCCATATTTTATAACATCATCACAAAATTTTTCTGGCAATACTGACTCAAAATAATAATAATAATTAGATAGATTCATAAGTTATACATAATAAATGGTTGTAGTCTAATGACTCATTCATTATCCTATATGTTTGTGTAGCTGGGAACATTACAAAATGATTATTCTTTAAAGAAATTTCATGACAATTACTTTTTATTCTATTGTTATCATAGTTAATAAGTATTTTACAAGAATTATCCTGTATAGAAACACCATATATCATTATAAAATCTGGTGAGTTTCTTAAATCCATTAAGTTTACTCCAATATAACTATCTGTTTTTTCTCTAGGTTGTAAAGTAGAGCCACTAGTTTGATGATTAATTAATGAAATTTTGTGCTTAAGTCTTGTATTTTCTATGATATAAGCATTTAACATATCTAAAGATTTAGAATGTCTTATTTCTCCCGACAGGCGAGATTCTAATATATCAGATTTTAATTGTTCTCTATTGATTTCAAATCCACTAGGCATATCAACTTTGCCAAAATATAATGCCTTCTCACTTAATATTTTTTTATTCATACTATTCATACCTCTTTCATAATACCATTCACGGTGCCATTATAACATTTTTATTAAAAAATGTAAAGTCTTTTAATTATTTAGTCTAGCACATCAACTAGTTCCCAACCTTTTGTGTTATCATTTTGATATGCAGTTTCATTCCAACTCCAGTACCAATCATGAGTACCTGCTTCGTTTTGTGAAGTTTGTTCAGCTGTCAATTCTGTAGCATTACCAATAGGAGATTTCCAAGTTGCAGTTGTAGTATCTTTTACCCAAGATGGATAAGGTTTTGGCTGCCAAAAGATATTATTAGTTGCATCCCAAACATAACCTATACCTGCATAGTTTCCTCTAAATGCTTTAGAGTTATCTCCTGATGAGTGTGTGTTTTGTGATGTGTTAAATGATGTTTGAATCCATTGATTTGCAGGCCAATTATTATGAGTTTCTAGATATTGTTGACCTATTGATTCATCTTCTTTATTATCTGAATCTAACATATTAGCGTCATCTAATACTAATACATTTAGAACTTCGTTATCGTCATTTATTTTTGCAAAATGTGCCATAATATTTACTCCTTATTGAAATTGATATCTTATAATAACTACGCCACTTCCACCATTTTGACCATCACCACCAGGATTATTACCAGCATTACCGCCGCCTCCGCCACCTGTGTTTGCTGTACCTGTAGCACTAGCATTACCACCGCCACCAGAACCACCAGAACCGTTGTTATTATTCTCAGAACCTCCGCCTCCGCCACCTGCTCTTGTAACAGACGAGGCTGTGATTTCTGAAGCTACACCAGCACCACCATTACCAGCAGCTGAGTCTGAAGCATTACTACCAGCAGCACCAGCGCCTCCGCCACCGCCGCCTTGGTCTACTGAAGGACTAGGTGAGGGTTTATTGTTACCACCATTTTGGCCTTGAGGTGGACTTACTGGAGGTGTATTACCACTTCCACCTGATTTGTTTGTACGACCACCAGCACCTCCACCAGAACCGCCATTAGCGCCTGGGTCAGAACTAGGTGGACCTCCACCTGAACCTCCGCCGCCACCACCAGCAGAAGTTATATTATTGAAAACTGAATTACTACCATTTGCTCCTAGTGGGCCCTCAGTTGTTGACCCTGCACCACCACCACCTACTGTAATAGGATAACTTGTTTGTGAAACTGGCATAGCAGATGTTGATAACGGACTTGCTGTATAAGAACCAGAGACATGACCTTCTCTATATCCTCCAGCACCACCAGCGCCTCCTCCTTGAGAAGCACCTCCGCCGCCTCCACCAGCAACTACTACATATGAAACTGAATCTGAACCAGCAGCATTACCTATTTCTGTAACTTGAAAAGTACCTGGGCCTGTAAAAGTGTGAATCTTAAAATTACCAGAAGTAGCTATACTTCCGCCTGTTGCTGTTATAAATTTTGCTCTTACATGATCCGAGCCGAATCCTAATACTTGATAGCCAAAAGACATTTTAAAATTTTCCTATGCGTCATTAGCAGCGTCAGTTGTGAAAAATATTTTAACTCCTAGTAATCTTGCGTCTGCTGTTAAATTATCACTACCGTCATTTGCGTCTCTAAATATTTGAAAGAATACCTCATCACCAGCTGCAGGCGATCCACCAATTGTTACTGCTGAACTTTCTGATGATACATCTAAATCATTTGCTGTACCACTATGAGCTTTTGTTACAGCTACTCCTGTACCCATAGCAGTATCAATAGCGTCATTGTCAGAAATAGCAACTCCTTGTAATTTAAAAATTGCACTACCTGTGTTTGTAGTATTTGATGTAAAAAATGCTTGAAAAGTTATCGTTCCTTCATCCCAAGATTTAGGAAAAGCAACAGCGAATTGTGCATTTTCATCCGAATCTTTATCAAAATCTAAAACTTTTAATTCTGGTCGGCCTGCTGTAAGCTCTACTTGTGCAAGACCAGCACAACCATTTGTTGTAGTAGGATACATCGCCACAGCAGGAACCCATATAGTTTCTTTTCCTGCCTGTTTGATTGTACCAGCACCATCTAATTTATTCAATTCTGCCGCTGTAGATGTAACAGCCGTGCCATTGATTGCTAATTTGTCTGTTACAAAATTGAATGTTGCGTTATCTTCTACTCTTGCAACCTCAGTACCATCTCTTTGTTGAAATATAATATCTTTAGTGTCAACAACTGGTTTAATTACAACATCACT